TCTCATGTCCGTGCTCCTGGAAATTACCGCGGGCTGCTTTCCTTACAGGTCGATGCGCTTCCCGAACGGCGCCCATCGAGGAAAGCTGTAGAGGCCGGCCCGCGCGGCCCTGGGTGATCGCGCCGTCCGGGTAAGGCTCAGTAGTTCGCGGGATAGACCGGGTTGTTGTCGACGCCGGTCAGGACATTGGCGTTGACCGCGCCGGCGGTGAAGGGACCGCCCGCGACGACGTAGTTGAAGCGGAAGAAGCGCGGGAAATCCTGGCCGACCTGGCGCGGCGGGATGGTGAAGTCCATGATGAGCGCGTTGAGCGTCAAGAGCGCCTCGGGAAGCGCGTCGGTTTCGGCGATCGTCTTCCACGCGTTGGGAGCGTAGGGCGGCGCGCCGCCCGAACCGCTGTCGACGCTCTCCTGCAACTGGATTTGGAGGGAGGTGGCGCCGATGAAGGCGGTCGTCACCGTCACCATGGCCTTGGGCGGCGACGCGCCGTCGCCGACACCGATATCCTCGCCGAAGGTGGCGTTCTGGATGCCGAAATAGTCGGGCGGCGGATTGCCGATCCCGGCCCCGGAGAAATCAAGGGTAAGCGTCGACGGCGCCGAGGCGGTGATCGCCTGGGCCTGCGAGAAGATCAGTTGGGAATCGACGAACATGGGATATCCTCCGGTTGAACGGAAACCTGAATTGTCGGGGTGCGCAGCTATGGGCGAAATTCGCGATATGGAAACCCGAGCCGAGGCTCGGGGGCTTGGCTTAACTCGCTACATGCCCAAGCGGCCCTGCAAGCGCGGCCATCTGAGCGAGCGGCAGACATCGAACGGCGTGTGTCTCGAATGTCACCAACTCACGATAGCGCGGCACATCGAGAATGTCGGCGGCAAGGAGGCCTTTCTTAAACGCGAGGCCGAGCGAACTCAGCGGTACGAGGCCCGCGTCGGTGATGAGGTGCGCAAGGCACAGAAGAGAACGGCTCGCGACACGCTTCTCGCAAAGGACCCTGAATACGAGCGCCGCAAGGCGCTCAAGTGGAACCGCGCTAACCCAGAAAAGGCTTACGCCGGTCATCGCCGCTACGTGAAGAAACTCGCGCAAGAGCGGCCCGAGGTCTGGAAGGCGCGCACGGCAGCGACCAACGCAACCGCCCGCGCCAAACAGAAGGGGCACAAAAGTCCGAGCCGTCTCGAACTCATCATCAGGAAACTCCTGGATCAAGCCGCTGGCTGTTGCGCGCTCTGCAAGACTTTCGTTGGCAACGCCGCGCTTGAACTTGATCACAAGCGGCTCCTCGCGCGGGGCGGAACGAACGATGAGGAGAACCTTCAATTTCTATGCGGCGATTGTAATCGCCACAAAGGCTACCTCGATCCAGATGCCTTTGTGCCGCCGATCGAGAAGTATTCGCGAAATACTTCTACAGCATCAAGTAACGCGAGCCTCGTTGCTGATAAGTTGATCGACGTTCCTCATCGGAATACCGCGAAATGAAACGACCGGTTCACCCGCATAATCTCTTGGGCCGAGGAGGACGTTCCTGTCGCGAATGCTCTGAACGTCGCAGAAACCGCCCAATTCTCTGTTCAAATATATCGCCGGGCGGATGGTCATTCCCCTTTCATTGCGCGCATCGGTATCGGTGATGCCCGACATGCCCCTGGCCATCTTCGGCAGGCGCTTCACCAGCTTGGAGAGGTTGGCGAAGATGTCGTAGGCGTTGGGGCCGGCGAGACCGGCCGAGGTCACGTCGAGGTTGCAGATGCGGGCGCCCCAGCGCCAATCCTCGACGCAGAGCCCGGCGACCTGGCGGAACCAGGAGATTTTGGCGCGATAGCCGTTGCCGAGGCTGTCATAGGCGAGTTCCTGCGTCAGGGGCATCAGCTCCACCCCGGCCTTCTGGCCGCGCGGGAAGACGCCGTAGATCGAGCGGGGAGACCAGCCGACCAGCCAGAGCGACGCATTGTTCGAGCCGACCCCGCCGCCGTCGAAGACGTTGGCGGCATTGGCCGCGTTGGCGAGGTTCACCGTGTTGTAATAGAGCGAAAGACCGGTAAAGGATGCCGGGTTCGCCAAGGCGTTGCCGTAGAACATGCCGCCGCAGATCGTCTGGCTCGCCCCCTCGAGCATGGCGTTGTCTTCCTCGTAGCGGAACTGGTCGCCGTCGAGGGCCATCTCGTAGAGCTTCAGGTCGATCGTCGACTGCATTTCCAGATCGCCGCAGTTCATGCGGCCCTGGGCGGTCGTCGACTTGACCCCCGGGACACCCTGGCCGAGATAGCGGTAGGTACCCTTGGGGATGCCGGTGCGCATCGTATAGACGTGCCCGGTATTGGTGTTGCCTTCCTTCCAGATGAGATCGTCGTAGATCTCATTGGCCTGGGAGAGCAATTCGGCGATGTCCGCCGCCTCGCCGTCCGGATCGGTCCGGCGCGCCAAATCGATGAGGCTCAGGTACTGGCCTGTGGGCATGAGAGTTCCCCCTTCGTGAAATCAGATGGTTCGGTTCGGTGATTGGCTGGTCTGGGCGTAACGGCGCTGGGCGGGGGAGGAGGCGCCGTTTGCTGCACCCATGCGGGCATTGCGGTTGCCGTCGACGAGCGCCTTGGGCTCGCGCAGGAATTTGAGCGCGGCGGCCATATCGGCTTTCCCGGTGATCGCGAGGACCTCGTGGATGAAATTGCCCGCGCGCGCCCAGGCGCCGATCACCAGGGGATGGCTGCCGAAGCCGTTATCGGTGCCCAACTGGTAGAAGGCGCCCCGCTGGTTTTCGTCGACGCAATGCGCAATCGCGGTGCGCGCGGCGCGCAGCGTCGTCTCGTAATTGTTGGCGAACTGCTTCTTCGTTTCGTCCTGCCAGCCCAGGACCATGTCGTTGAAGGTCTTCCACTGGTTGGCGGAAGCCTCTCCGGCCATGTGCTCGACGAGCTTGGCGAGGACCTGGTTGTGGTAGTCGATATAGGCCTGCGCGCGCTCTTTCGGCAGCTTGTCGGCGGCGAAGAGCTCGGTCGCGCCTTTGACCAGTTCCGGGTCGGCGGTAACTCCTTCGGGAAACGCGAAGTCGCCGTAGTCGATCGGTTCGGCGGCGGCTTCGGTCGCCGCAGCTCCCCCAAGCTCCGGTTCCGTTGCCGCCGCCGCCGCAGCCGGCTCAACCGCTGCCGGGTCTGCAGCGGCCTCGGTCGATGCTGGCGCAGCTTCAGAGAGGAGCGCCGGCGGCGCAGCAACCGCCGGCGCAACGGTTGCCGCATCCGCGACAGCCGGGGCCGTAACCGGTTCGACAACCGTCGCCGGCGCTGCGGCCGCAGGTATGCTTTCCGCTGGCGCTGTCGCGCCCGGATCATCAGCCAAGATGGGACCTTTGGTTTAGAAGTTAGATCCGCGTATAGCCGTCTTCGAAGGCTTTGGCGGGACTGATCGACTGGTAGCCGTCATCATAGACGACGAGATAGTCGCCGGATTTTGCTGCCGCGAAGCGCTCGAAGGGCGCGACCTGAATAGGCGCGTACCCCGTTTCGACGAATTGGAACCGTTTATCGCCATTCAGAGCGGTTTCGACGCCGGCGATCTTCAACGCCCAGACTTCCTTGTGGCATCGGTAGCGCGGCATCTGCGCGCCGACCTGTTCGTGCTCGCTCAATCTTCAGCTCCTATTCGGCCCCGCCGCAGCGCCGAAGCAAGGACCGGGTCCGCTTCGTCGAGATCAGCCCAGATATCCCAGCCGGCCTTTTGCTCGCCGGCGAAGAACCAGGTGCGCTCTCCGGTCACGTTGGCGAACTTGGTGTCGAAAGTGTGCAGCCGGTCGAGGACTTCCTTGAGCCAGAGGCGCCCATGCTGGTGCTGCATCGCATGGACGAGAAACGCCCGGCGCATCTCCTTGGCGCGCCGTTCGGCCAGGGCTTCTTCGGTCTCGCGCTCCCGCTCGGTCGGGTTGAGATGATCGCGGACCGAGAAATCGTCGAGGTTGCGCTCATCGCTCACGGCAGGATGATGCGGCCGGGCTGCGGGGTCTTGCGCAGGAACTGCGGCAGCAAGAGCAAAGGCCGCTCGCGGCTGAAGGACGACACTTCGGTCTTGCGGTTGGCGAGAATTTCGAATTTGTGGAGGCAGAGCTCGAAGACCGCGGCGAGTTCGCCGAACTTGGTCCACCGGTGATTGTTGCGGTAGAACTGCACCGCCTTGTCCAGTTTGGTGCCGAAATAATTGCCGAGTTCGAGCCAGGTGAAGTCGTCGCCACGCTCATGGCTGATATCGCGGCAGATTTTCTCGACCCGCTTCACCATCTTGCGCAGCTCGATGTATTTGAGGGTGCGGGGCGACGGCTCGTTGGCGTTGAGCTTCAATTCGTTGCAGAGTTCGATCGAGCGCCGCATCGCCTCGCGTGCGAGGGTGAAATCTTCGGTTTCGCGGGACATCTAGGCGCGCCCGTCGGCCTCGCGGAAGCCGGGCAGGTCCCGGGGATCGTCGTCGACCGCAAGGCGCAGCACGTTGATGACGCCGTGATTGGGCCGGCTGGCGAATTCGAGATGCCCGATCCGGTACTGTTTCATTCCGTACAGCGTGGGGCAATAGACAACGTCGTGCCTGGTCAGATCCCGAAGCTCGATCACATCGCAGTTGCCCGCGAGGCGAGGCTTGCCGTCGGTGCAGTCGATATAGACCAGCATCAGGCCTGGTTCCCCAGAAGAGCCGAGAGCGCGGTGTTGCCGCCGAGCCCCGTCTTGGAAAGGGTATTCGCCCCCTGGACCGCGGCCTGGCCGACTTGGGCTTGGGCCGCGAGCTGCGCCGCGGCTTGGGCCTGTTGTTTCAAGAGCCGGACCTGCGAGGCCGAGCGGATGATCCGCGAGGATGCTCCGCGCAGCTTGGCGACTTCGCGCACCGACTCGTCGGCGTCGAGGACGTATTTCGAATCGGGGAATTCGGCGGCGATCGACTGGGCAAAGGCATAGGTGCGCTCGATCGAGGAGACGCTTCCCGCTCGTCGCGCCCGGGTGAGTTCGGATTCGAAGCTGACCTGGAGCGGGATGCCGTAGAGGCTCGGCGGGAGCTTCGGCCACATGCCCCTGCGGTGCAGGATCGCCAATTGGCGCTTGATCCGGGGCTGCAGGCCGTAGCGGTAGACCCGGTAGATGACGCCGCCCAACTGCCGCAGCAATTCTTCGCGCACCGCATCGATCTCCGTCGCCGATACGTCGCGCTTGGTGTTGTGGGCAATCTCCTCGATCGCCCGGAAGAGGTCGGCGTGCGACCCGCGGTGGATGCGCTCGCGCACCTTTTCCATGTTCTCGCGCAGCGCGGCGAGCGCCTGTGGGTCGACGACGTAATTGGGCTTGAATTCCGGGGCGCCGGTCGCCGAATCGTAATACGTGATGTGGTCGGGTTTGGTTGAATGCGGATCGTTCTTGAGGCTGACCGGAGCGCTGTAGGAAGGCCGCGCCAATTTCTCGGCGAGCTCGGCTTCCCGGGCGACCATGATCTGCAACTGGATCGTATCGCCGAGGATCGTTTCACCCAGACCATGCCCATAAGGGTCGTTGGAGACGCGGTGCCAGGGCGCGGCGGCAAAGGGCTTCTCGCGGAAGCCCGCGACGGACAGCGGCGCTTCGTTCGACTTGCCGACGATCCAATAGATTTCGCGCCAGGTAAAGCCGCCGGGGAGCCTGCCGCATTCGCTACCCGGCTCCCTTCCTTCGATCGCGAAATTGGGCTCGATCGTGTGACCGACGACATATTCGTATTCGAGCGCGCCGCCCTTTTGCCGCCATTTCTGCTTGACTTCCTCGGGGCAATTGGCGAGGCCGAACTGCTCGACGATCTGCGAGACGGTGCGGCGTTCCTCGACTTCCAGCACCTGGTCGGCGTAATCGGCCCCGGCGGCGAGGCAGAATTCGCCGGCACACGGGTTCTTGGAGATGAAGATGTTTTCCTTGTCTTCGTAATCGACCGTGACGCCGGTCCCGAACGCCGTGATGTCCTCGTAGAAGAGATCGAGGCTCTCATAGAAATTGGTCTGGTCCTGGACGAACCGGAGGGTCTCGGTCAGATCCTCGAAAAACATCATCCCGGCGCGGTCGAGCTCCATCCCCGGGATGCCGGGGCCCAATTGCAGCCATTCGCTGTCGGGGTCGGTGCAGGTCACCATGAGGCCGTTGGTGCAGGCCTCCAGATCGAGGGTCGCGGTGTTGTCGAGAATGTTGCCGTCTTTGCGCAGGCCCTTGTTGTAATTGTTCTCGACGATAAAGGCGTGGTATCTGCGAGGGAGCTCGAACCGGGCGATATCGCCCCAGGTCCGCCACCACGGAAGCCGCCAGGTCTTGTCTCCCGCCAAGCGCTGCTCGAGGTGGAGATACATCTGCGGCCAGCCGAGCCAGTCCGGCGCCTTGGTTTCGGGAACCTCGTTGAGGTTTGCCGGCTCCTGGGCGAGGAGCGCGGGGCTCGCGTTGAAGTAATAGGGCTGGGCCGGGTTGAAGCCCCTCTCGCCATAGCGTTTCTGGGCGGCGGCTTCAGCCAAGGAGCGCTATTCCTGCGGCCATGCCGACTATCCAACTGGCCGCGGCCAGGTATTTAGCGGCCCTCTCGTTCTCGGCGAGGATTAAATTGTAGGCGAGGAAAGCGAAGCCGGCGCTGATGAGCGCCAAGCGCCACGCTGAGCCGTTCTGGGTCACCAGCCCGGCGATAAAGCATCCAGCCAGATAGAGCGCGGAATTGAGCGCGCCCACGTAGAAAACGGGCGTATTCATCGGATCAATTCCGACCGCGAAGATGACGCCATAGCCGTCATTGTCCCAGAAGCGCCTTGGGTGCGGTCGGGGCATTGGGTGCGCCCTGGGGCGAGGTGGCGATGGTCTGGTTGGCGCTGGCCGCCGCCTGTTGCGTCTGGGCTTGTCCCGCGCCCTGGATGCCGGGATCGGCGTAGGTCGGCGGCGGAGGCGGAGGCGGCGGCGCCGGCGGCGCCTTGGGCGGGTTGAAGATGCTCAACGCCACGGACTCACGAACCAGGCGATCTCGCGTTGGAAGCCGCGCAGGAACCACCAGCCGATACCGATGACGGTCAGGGCGCCGAGGGCGAAGCCAAGGAGGAGACCCGTCACGTCCGCATCCCGTAATGGTCGGCATCGAGGGCCGCTCTTGGGGTCCATTGTTCTTCGCGCGGCTTTCGTTCCGGCCAGAGGCTTTGGCGCACCACGTCGCTGTCCAAGGGACGGAAGGCAGCGATCGGCAGCCCGGACATCACGAGGTAGCGCAGGCAATCCATCAGATGGTCGTTGGATTTGACGACCTTCCCCTTGTCGTCGCGGCGGTAGATGCGGAATTCGCCCATCAGGTTGACGAGGGTCGAAAATATCTTGAGCCGGCCCGACGACATCCGCGACCAGACCTCGTAGATCCCGGCCTCGACCGCGTTGTCGGCCGGGGTGATCCGCAGACCGAGGCCCTGGTACATCGTGGACAGCCGCGTCCCATCGATCTGGCTCCGGCCGCGAGCCGCCGGATCGTGCACTCCGGGTATCCAGGCGCCGCGCGCGCGGATCGCCTGGGCATGAACGGCGGGCTCGACCTCGCCCCGGTAATGCTCGGAATAAAGGTAGAGGACATCGGCTTCGGGATCGAGCGCGCCCCAGAGCGCGGCTGTCCTGTTCCACCCGACGTCCAGGGCGTAGGCATGCTTCCAGTATTTCGGCAGCTCGAACGGCGCGCAGAGGAGATCCTCTTCCGGCACCGGGTAGATCGCCCCCGACCCCAGCCGCGGCAGCCCGCGCATACGGGCGTCCCGTTCATGCGGCGGATAGGCTTCGGCGAGAGACTTCTTGGCTTCGGGCGAGAGATGAGGAACATCGTCCCAGCCCGCCATGACGACGTATTTGGTCACTCTACCAGCCCCACGCCGTCTTGCGCAGTTCCTCGGTCTCGGGGTAGGCCCCGCCGGGGAGGAAGTTGAGGACGGTCGCCGATATCCCCTGGAGCGGGGTGAAAAGGCCCATGATGAGCCCCGAGGGTTCGGCGGGGTTGGTCGACATCGTGCGGGTCAGGGTCTCGGTGTAGATGTCGAAGGGCGGCTCTTCGTCGAGCAGCGCGCCGTCGATCTTCGCCGATTGGAAGCTCTTGCGCTTCTGTTCATAGGCCTTGTAGACCAGATGCGAGCTGTAGCCGCTGTCGCGGTAGCGGATTTCCGCGAAATCAAGCGCATCGGGGATGCCGCCGCGGGTCGGCGAACGGCCGATCTTGTCGAAGGGGATGAGGCCGGTGCCGGGCTTCTCGGGCGGTCCCATCAGGGTCAACTGCATCCCTTCGCGCACCGCCTTGGCGTCTTCCCCCGCCGCCCACCAGGTTGTCGGACGCTCGAACCTGCGGCCTTCCCACCAAAGGGGATACCAGCCGGTCAAATGAAGCGCCGCCTCGTAGCATCCGGCATAGGTCTTGCCGACGCGGTTGCCGGCGATAAAGGCGCGCTCGTGGTGCTTGGCGCCGGCCTTGAAGAATTCGAGATGCTTCGGATAGAGCTCGCGCCGCAGCGGGCCTTCCTCGGGGAAGGCATCGTAGAGCGCGCGGCGTTCGGCAAGATATTCATCGAGGCTCTTGCCCTCGGCGGCCGCGGCCCTGGCGGCGTTGGCGTCGATCGTGCTGCCGCCGTATTCCGCATCGACATTGACCCGAACCCATTCGTCGCCCTTACCCCGGCTGGCCTGGCGCTGGTAGAAATTCTTCGGGAGGTAATGGCCGCCCTCGGCGAGGTGGGTGCGCCCTCCCGGTTGGCGGTAGCGCTCGATGTCCTGGCGCTTGGCGAGGAAATGGTCTTCCGCCGGCATGCGCGAGGTGAGAATGACCCCGGACCACAGCGCATCTTCATGCAGCGAATCGGGGTAGGTTCCGGCGGCATCGATCGCGTCGGCGAGGATGTCCTCGGGATAATGTTTCGCCCAATCGAGCCAGATCCCCGTGGTCGGCAGTTGCAGGAGCTTCTTGCGGTGCTCGGGGCGGTCGAGGCTCAGAAAGTGGATTTCGAGTTCGACCGCGACGATCCGGCCCTCGCGCTGGCCGATGCCGTAGCGCACCCAATGGGTCAGGGCTTTTTCGTCCCAGCTGCCGATATCCGTGGGGACGCGCGCCTTCCAGGCATCGATCGTCTTGCTCAATTTCGCCATGTCGGGAGCGCAGGCGAGCCAGCGCCAGCGCGGCTGAAAGAGACCCTGGCGGGCGAGCTGCTGGGGCTTCAGGATGATGTCGGCGACCGCGGTCCAGCGCCGGCCGCCCTTCATCGGACCCATCAGCGCCCGCGCGAACCCCTGGCTCTCGGCAAAGGCCGACGAGACGGGTCCGGGAGAGGTCCAGTTGAGGCTGATCGGCATTTGACAACAGGAAAGCCCCGCGCGGAGGACATCCGGCGGGGCTGGGGTGTCGATGAGATGATCTGTCGTGGTGTCGTTACACGATGCGTCTCGCTTTCTTGAGCCATCAGTGTCCGGCGGGAGGGATAGGCGAGCTTTCTGACAAAGTCAAGAGCTTCCTTTCGCGCGCGAGCCACAAGGGCATGGTCACCAGATCATTATCGCCGATCTGTATCAATTTGAGGGGGAGCCAGGTACGCCGGTCGCCCTGGATGAACTGTACCGCCGTTCCCTTCAATGACCATTCCTTGACCCGGCCGTAGACCTGAACCGGCTCGCGGTCGCTGTCGGATCGGCGCAAGCGGTATTCTCCCCCATGATCGGACCGGCAATTACCGGCAAGCTGGCACGCGGCACGTTTGCAGCGAGTTTCTTTCTCGCGTGTTTGGCGGTATTGGAAATGGAGGGGGTGCGGCTCGAAGACCTCTGACGGAGGAGCATCTTGAAACGCCCCGAAGACCCCCAGTACATACAAAAACGCCGCCAGCGTGAGCGCGAAAAGAGGGACCGCCAAAAGCACGAGGCTAATCTTGCTACGATCAACTCCATCGCTAATGAACTTGCAGCCACAAAAAAACAATCCCAATCCGACGATGATAAGCGAGCATTTCGCGAAAAGCTGACCATAGCTTTGCTCATTGCTACCGTTGTCGCCGCTGGACTCGGCGATGTGTTTTTCTATGGCCAATTGAGAGAGGCCAAAAAATTGTATGGCCCTATAGCACAGCAAGCTTCTGCCGCCTCGCAGAGCAGTAATGCTCTGATTAACTCGGAAAGAGGAAAGGTGTTTATCAACACTATCAAGCTGAAGAAGTCTACCGATGCCGATCCCCATCCCCAGATCGATTATAGTTTCATCAACTTGGGAAGAAGTCCAATTCTGACAACAACCGTATATGCCCAATGCCAACTTATTGGGAATGCTGTTCCGCTCACGCCAATTTACGACAAAAGCAAAGGGAGGGTGGGGCAAAATGCCGTCGGCAGTAACGCGTCCTTCGGATCGACCGGCGCATCCCCCGACTTTCCCGCGTGTATTATTAACCCTGAGATGACGGCCCAGGATTGGGAAGAGGTTACTGGGAATACCAAATTTTTCTTCCTTTCTGGATATGTTTATTATCAAGATGCCTTTTATAAATATCGGTGGTATTTCGGAGACATTTATCGCGGCGAAATACAACTCTTCAGCACATACGGATTGCCATCGGCCTACAATGACGAAACCCAAGAGGAATACGCCAAGGCCCGCTAGAACTCCTGCCTTATGAAACGACGGTCTTATGCGGGCCATCGCCCGCTCCGCGATCTACTTTACCTCCGCTCTATGTGGTAACTTTTGCAATAAGACCAATGGCTTGGCGTTGATCCTTTGCGCCATAATACCGACAAACTGCGGCGATCCAATCTTTTGCCGGTTGTAATGACGGTCAGCCAGCACGCGAGCCAGCGGATCAGCCCTATGTGAATGGCACCAGTGCATTAACGTGTGTCTGCGGTTATCAGACGCGGCCCCGAAAGGAAAAATCCCCATTCCTTAGAAGCCTCATCGCCCTCGGCGATCACGGGAATGAGTATGCCAAGCTTGTCCGGCTCAGAATCTCGGCTTGGCCCGCGACTTGATGCTCCCATTGATAGGCCGCGCCCGAGATTGAGCCGTTTTTCGCAGACCTTGCAGAACACCCACACATGGAGCGAACCGACATTGCTGTCCACCATGCTCGTCATGTGAAAATTGATATCGAGGTCGCTATGCGGACATTGCGCTGAGTCCGTTCGGATGTTGGTTGGCATCAGTCGTGTTCCCCGAACTTGTTGGGCTGGAAGGGCGGCTCTTCCTTGGGTTCCGGTTTGGCGGGAAGGCCGATATTGCCGGTCAGCTCATCCTCGATCCGGCCGCGCAGGGAGGTCGGCGATCTGCGCGCCTTGAGTATTTCGAGTTCGCGGGTGAGCGCTTCATCGGGCGGCAGGTCCGCAATGCGGATGCCGGCCTTCCAGCCAGCAGCCACCAAACCACTTTTTTCGTACCGAACCGGTCGCGAGGCAAACGAGACGGCCGGTTCGTCTTTGTAGGGCTCCGGCGCGCAAGGTGGCAATCCGATTACCCAGCGTAGGCGGTCGATCGCTTCGATGATGCGGGAGGCCGTGACTTCCGGCACATCGTCGAAATCGAGCCGGCCAGTCTCAAGATCATCGCCCGTCTCGTAACCCGCAGCGGCTTTGGATGGGCACCACCAGACACAGGGGAATTCTATTTTTCCCCACTGGAGGACAAAAGCATCCGAAATATCTCCGCCCCATTTGGAGCTCGGTTCCGGCCACCATTTCGAGGTCGGCTCCGGCCATCCGCGCTCGCGCAGACCGGCGATGACCTGATCGCGCAGGATTTCGGGTTTTGGGTCGCTCATCTCAACGGCTCTCCAGGATAGATCGAAAATTGGCCGCGCACGGTTCGTTCACCCCAGCTGATAAGCCGGAGAGAGGCATTGGCATTCGTGGCCTCGATGACGAATTCGGGCCCTAACCCGAGCCAGGGTGCCGGAGTGTCCAACAGCGCTTTTACCGGCATAAGGCTGCCGGCCCGCACGATGGCCGGGGCGGCAAGGAGACCGGCGATAAAGCCTCTACGGCCTAGAACGAGCGCCATCAGATCGGCCGGTATCCAGGAAAGAGTTCCTCGATCCGGTCATAGGCGATCATCGTCGCGACTTCGGGTCCGAGGGCTTCCTGCAAGGCGAGAAGGGAGGTTGCGGCGAGGTTGACCGGAGCGTGATTGATCGCTTCACGCACCGCTGGATCGAGCTGATCGAACGCCGCCATGTCCTCGGCGAGGTCGATCGCGACCATCTTCGCGTGCTGATCGGTCGGCAGGTCGCCGCCGATGTTGGTGCCCTCGCTCAGCGCCACGGTTCCTCCGGCGGCAGATTGAGGTTTATATCCCAGCGGGCGAGCCTGCCGTCAAGCCGTGATTGCAGGGTCTGGAGGGCCTTCGACCAGTCCGACCAGCGCTTCTTCGAGGCTTCGGTGAGGCTGCGCTCGACGGTTTCCTTGAGCCAGCAGACCTGGGCTTTTTTGAAGCGGTTGTTGGTCCAGCCGATGATTACCTTTCCGGTCCTGGGATTGAGCGTCGGCCCCCATCTGCGGTAGGTGTCGAGGAAGTCGGGGCGGGTTTTCGAGCGGGCATGGTGGCGGATTTTCTCGGCGATCCTGGCAGGGAGGAGCGCCACCATCCGGGCGACGGTGTCGGCATCCTCGTCACTCACCGCCTGGATGTGGAGCGGCGCCACGCTCTTCAATTTCATCCCGGCGCAGGCTTCGGCCAATATCCAACTGCCGCGGGGGCGCCTTTTGGGCCGGGCGGTCAAGCCCTGATCCATCGAGAGCATCGGATCGACCTTCCAGGTCTGGCCACCTTCCCTCCCGGGGGAGAATGCCCAATGAAGGAGAGCCTCGATGGAGATCGATATCTTCCGCGCCGATTGGATCTCGAGCCAGGCTTCGGTCTCCGGGTCGCGGAGCATGGGTTGGGCCATCAGGCTTGTACCTTTGATTGCGGGCGCAGGACAATAATCGTGCTCCGCTCGCCCGTGTCACGCCGCGTCCAGCCCTCCGGGGAGGCATAGAACTGGCCCCGGTAGATGTTGAGCGATCGGTCGCCGTCACTCAATTTGCCGAGGATGCCTTTCTCGGTCTCGGTTTGCGGGGTCAAGACGATCTGTTCCAGGCCGTCTTCGATGTAGAGGGCGATCTTCATTCTGCGGCCTCCTCGTGCGCGTGCACGTGCGAGGCTTCGGGCGGCAGCATGCCGAGGGCGCGCTCATAGACCTCGACCAGGGTCTCCTGTTCGTCGCGGCTGTCCTTGTCCATCGCCCGGTGGCGCAAGACGATGCGCATGATCTTTGGGTCGAACCCGGTCCTCTTGGCTTCCTTGAAGACCTCGGAGATGTCGGCACCGAGGGCCCTGCGCTCTTCGTGCAGGGGCTCGATCCGTTCGATAAAGGATTTGAGCCGGTCTCCGGCTATGCCGCTGATGGTTGTCATGTGGGTATCTCCGAATATTCAATCCCATCGAGGAGACGGCCGGCGGCTTTCTTGCCGACGCGGATATAGTCGCCATGGCTGTAGGCGATGATCGCGCGACCGTTGACGCTTGTCACTTCGCCATCAGGCTCGTCGACGGCCTGATATTCACCCCATTGCTTTAGGAAAAAGGCGACGCCAGCGGCTTGACATTGGTCGCGCAACGATCGAGCCCATTCCGGGTGCATCGGCCGCGCGTTGGGACCGCTCTCCCCGCCGACGATCACCCAATCGAGCTTGCCGCCAATCTTCGTGGGCGCGCCGAAATCACCCGTCTCTCCATCCGGGAAGCGCATGCGCATGGCCTCTTCGCCGCGCAATGGATAAAGGCGCCCACGCGGACCGCGATCTAGATAATCAAGCCTCAGAGAACCGATCAGCGGTTCTGCCGAGATAAACCTCTTGGCGGCTGGGGTATCCAAGAGGAACGGGATGCGCTCGTCGGCGCGGAAATGGTCCTCGACCGATACGCCGAGCCAGACGTTTGGCAGCGGCCATTTCAGACGAGCGGGATTGTATTGCCAGTTCCCGTCGATGTGATGGTCGAAGCACGCCGGTACCTCATGAGCGAGTTTGAAAGCCGCTGCTGTCGCTCGATCGGCCCCGGCTGTGAGGTAATCCCGCATCCGCTCGGCCCGTTTGGTCAGCACCTGGAAGGTGTGCTGGGGGCTGAGCGCCATGACGGCGAAGACCTTGTCGATCCACGCGTCGGGCACGGCTTCGTGGAAGATGTCGCCGTGCGCGCAAACGAAAATCCGCCGGGGACGTTTCCATCTGAGCGGCTGGTCGAGCCAGTCGGTGTTGAAGCGTACTTCGCCCGTCCATACCGGGCCGGCCTTGGTGTCCTGGGTGAGGCTCTGGCGCGACCAGTGATGCTTCATCCGCGTGCCGGCGAGCTTCATCGCGTAGCAGTTGGCGCAGCCCGGCGAGACGACGCTGCATCCCGTGATCGGGTTCCAGGTGGCGTCAGTCCACTCGATCGGCGTGTTGTCAGCCATTCATCCCTCCGGCGCCGGGAATTATCCGCGGCGTCTTGCCGCTTAGCCACAAAGCGTCCGGTACTTCACCCGGCATGGCTTTGCCCCAGATGACGGCGCTCCTCGTATGGCCTCTTTGGATGTGCCAATCCTTGCCGTCGAAGGCAAAAACTTCGGTGCGGCCTGAGCTCCCGAAGACACGGACAAAACCACCGGCGGTCAGTGGCTCGGCTTCCGCTTGCGCTCTGGTCAACAAGGCATCGCGACGACGCTTGGCCTCACCCATTTACGACCCTCCGAAACTCATTTTCCACAATGGCCGAAAATTTTGGAGCGATGGGGGGATGACGAGCGAAGCGCCAATCCCCCCCCCACCCCGGCCTGCCGGCTGGCGGCCGGCGTATCCTGTTCTGCTGGCATCAAAACGTGCGCCTCATACTAGGGTAATACAGGACGGTGCAACAAAATCAATGGCTTGCGTTGACCGCTCCGCTCTTCGGGCTAACGCTGGGTTAACGCCGCTTGTGTTTGGGCGGGTCAATGTCATGACGGCATCCGCTCGAATGTGCCTTCGAACACCGGCAATTCGCCGTCGGTCGGCGCCAATTCCTCGGATTCGGGCGCGCCTGGCGCGAAGTGCAGGCTGCGCGGCTGTTCCTGGTGGATGTAGGGCATGACCGCGCGCCAGTTGGCGAGGTAGAGCTCGACCGCTTTCGCCGGCTCGCAACCCCAGATCCGCGCGAGCTCGGCCACCTCATCCTGATCGAGGATGTTCTTGCCGGCGATCGCCAGCGCGCGCAGCAACGGATCCGCGAAACCAGGGTCAACCGTGTGCATCTGGCGCATGTAGAACCGCGCCATTTCGCCGGTGCGCTTGTTGCGCGAGCCTTTGGGACGCCCGGCGCCGTCGCGGTGGCCGCCGCGGCTGGCCAGATCGGGCGTGCCGAAGAGATCGGGCGCGTGCATCGCCCGGCTGGTGTCGCCGATCGATGGCTGGACCGCTCGCGCGAGTGCTTTTCGAGGGGTGCGCATGTTTGATATTTAGACCAATTGTTTATTCGTTTCAACCGACTAGCACGTCCGGCAAGTCGCCGATGGTGGGCGCGATGGTGTTTGTGCCGGGTGCGCCCAAGCCCATTGTCGGCTTTGCCTCATCGCTGGATCGGCCGCCTTCGATCGGCAGCAAAAAGGAACGCTGCGCCGGTGGCGGCTGGTGCTTGCGTTTGGCGCTCAGCACCTCGAGATGCTTTTTGACCCATTTCGGCATGGGATGCGCCTTGCGGTCACGAGCGAACGCCACGATGGCGCTATAGGGCAGCGCCTCTTCGATCGCGCTCATCTGAGGATAGCCGATCTCGATCCCGAAGAGCAGCGTCGCCTGGGCCCAGTTCACCGTCCATTGCTGGGCTGGCGTCAACGCTGGCTCAAGCTCCGCGTCGCCAAGCCTCTTTATATCGTTATAGTTATCTACGTTTACGGGATTTTGGGAATGTGACGCCTTCCCGTGACGCGGCGCAACACCGCGGCCGGGAACGCCATCTGTTTGATATCGCGTCGGTTTATAATCCGTGAGGCGCGCTATCCCCGTCACGTCTCGCGTCACATGTGACGCTTGCGCCGTCACCGAAGCGTCACCAGCGTCACGCCCGTCACTCGCTGTGACGGTGGATAACCCGGGGGACAACTCGGCGGCTTTCCGCCGTGCGCGCAACGCTCGCATGCGCCGCGTGCCCGGCCGCAGCATGGCTTCGGCCGGCGCTTCCGGCGCATCGTCGACCAGGCGCCCGTCTTCGATCATGCCCAGATGCTCGAGCGCGCCCAGCGCACGGGCCGCCGCGCCTTCCCCGATGCTGATGCGCTCCGAGAGATAGGCGGTACGTCCCGCCATCGGCAGATCGGCGAGTTCCGGGCTGTCGCGCAGCTCGGCGCGGATCGCCAGGATGACCGAGCGCGGCAACCGCGCGTGCCGCGCTGCAGCGACACAGAGCAGGTGCGCTTTGAGGCAATCACACATTGGCGCATTCCCTCGCGAAAATAGCTGTTGACAGGTGACAGAATGTCACTATGCTTTGACCCGTTCGCCGCGGGCTGCAACCCCGGCACTCACCAACGGAGTAACGCGATGAGCGATCTTTCCATGTCGGTCGGGCGCGATTACCGCACCTCGAGCCAGTACGAATATGTGATCTACCGCGATGAGCGCGTTGTCGCGCGGCAGGGTTTTTACCGCAACTACAGCCAAGCCAAACGCGCCGGGCTGGCAGCCGCGGCGAAGCTCACCGTTAAGACGGAGGCTTGAGCCATGACCATACATTTGAGCGTCGATCCCGATGCCTCGCTGCTGGCTCGGCTCTACGAAGTCGATATTCAGCGCTGCGGCGAGCACTGGGGAACCTTGAGCACCATCGCGTTGAGCCCGATGCGCGCCTGCGAGATTGCCGAGCGCAAGGCATTCGAGGCCAACGCCCGCGCCGGCGATCTCTCGGACTGGTTCGCCAGTGCCGTGCGCGAAGTCACCGACGAGGAGGGTTGAGCTATGAACTACGCAATCGAGTGCCGGCGGGTGCACACTCGCGGCCATTGGCTGTTTCTCGGCAATCATCGGTGCGACTTGGCGACCGCGAAATGCGTTGCGCAAGACACCGCGACCGAATTGCAGCGCGAAACGCGGGTTGTGAATTATGGGAAAACCTTTCGCATCTTTGCCGAGTTTAGCGCGCTCGGGCAGCCCTTGCGGCCAGAATAGCGCGACCCTGCTGTCTCGCCCGTACCTGGTGCGGGCGAGGTGGCAGGGCCGTCCGGCTCTGTACCCTGGCGCCGCCTGCAAGCGGTGCGACCCAACGGAGGATCTACGATGTACGCCAACACCATTTACGACGCCCGCGCTCGCTTCGACGGTTCCGCTCGCGCGATGACCGAGGACGAAATGCGCCGCAAGGCACCTTCGATCTTCGCGACCCAAGCGCACGAAAGCCGCTCCGAACGCTTTGCGCCCATCCCCACGATCGACGTCTTGCGCGGGCTGCAGGAAGAGGGATTTTACCCGCTCGCCTGCCGCCAGGCACTTACCCGCGTCCCGGGCAAGGAGGATTTCACCAAGCACATGATCCGCCTGCGCCGATTGGATCAGGACGCCGCCTATAAAGTCGGCGACACGGTTTGCGAGATCGTTCTCAAAAATGCCAATGACGGCACGTCGGCCTATGATCTGATGGCCGGATTGTTCCGCATCCGGTGCTTGAACAGCCTTGTCGCGCAAACCGGGACGATAGACACCGTCAAGGTGCGGCACTCGGGCGACGTGCAAGGCAAGGTGATCGAGGGGACCTATCACGTGCTCGAGGAGGCGCAGAAAGCTTTGGCCGCACCGCAGGACTGGAGCCAGCTCACCATGGGACGCGACGCCAAGACGGTTTTTGCGGAAGCGGCGCACGTGCTGCGCTTCGGTGACGCGGAGGGTAATGTCACGACGCCGATCGCCGCGGACCAGCTGCTCAGCCCCCGGCGCTACGATGACCGGGCGGACGATCTGTGGACGACCTTCAATGTCGTGCAGGAGAACACCATCAGGGGCGGCTTGCATGCCTGGGGACGCGACGCCAATAACCACCGGCGCCGCACCACAACCCGCGAGGTGAAGGGCATCGACCAGGACGTGAAGCTGAATAAAGCGCTTTTTGTCCTTGCCGATCGGATGGCGCATATCCTCAAATCGGCCGCCTAACCACGCAACGCACGGGCGTCCTGGCTGCAACCAGGCGCCCGCCTTTTTTTCGGAGCACAGGCAATGACGCTGTACGAAGCCTATTTGGCCGGCTGGCAAAGCTGCTGCGATGGGGTTGACGGCCGATATTGGTTTACGCGACCGCAGGACGTGGAACGCGAGCCCGCGCTGAGACGCGCGTGGCAACAAGGATGGAGCGACGCATTCGAGCGCGAAGAAGAGGACGAAGAGCCGTTGCCCGAAAGCTTCCTGTCGTTGGAAGATCAGACGTAAGCGCGGTCGCGGGCGGCGCCCCTGCAAGGGCCCGCCCGCTGCCCGCATTATCCCTCGCGACGCCAACGGAGCCGTCGGGAGGGGATACGAGAGAAAAGGGGATATCACGATGTCAGCAGCGGAATTCAAGGCATGGCGCGAGCGTCTGGGGTTGAGCCAGCGCGGCGCCGCGGCGCGGCTTGGCCTCTCCAAGCGCACGATCATCCGCTACGAGAAAGGCACGCACCGGGTCAACCGTCATGTCGCGTTGTCCTGCGCGATTGCCGAAAGCATGGTCAAGCCTCACCCGAAGGCCGCGCGCGCGGCGCTGCAGCCCGTCGAGGAATAGGTGAGCGGCGCATTGCCGAGCTTCAGGGGCGAACCCGGATCCAGCCGGGCTCGAGGATCATCGGTAAACCTCGGCCCTTCCCATACCGGGTGAGGAATGCGCGGCCTCACTCCGCCCATGTTGCCGGTGCGCGCGCGACCCGCTTGCGCCTTTTTGATACGGTCGGCATTGGCCTCGGCCTTTTCCTCCCGAGTGCGCTCGCGCAGTTCGATGCCTTTGTCGCGCAGGCGCTTCAATCGGCCACCGATCGCGAATTCGTTGCGCCGCGGCATCTCTGCCGCGATCTCGAAGGCGCGCTTGCCGGCGTTCCACGCGAGGATCAGGATTTCGTCTTCAACCGAGGACCATTTAGGGGATGTGCTCATAGTAGCCTCTTGCCAAATTCGAGGGTTTCCAGGACGGCTTTAGCCTGCTCGCGGAGTTCGGCGCGCTCGCGATCGGTCCTTGCGTGATTGATCCGGCTTTTGAGGTGCGAGGGCATCATGGACCAGTGGCCGGAGCACCAGCTACGGCCCAAAGGCACGTCGCGCTCGCATCCGATCGCCTGGCATTTCGGCAAAATGGGCTCGCGTCGGTGGATTGGCGTCGTATCATCAGGCGAGAGTTTGAGGACGTCGTCACCCAGCGGCGGCAGCACTTCGAGCCCGTCGGCGCACGCATCGGGAGTGCGGCAGGCCGCGGGCAAGCGGATCTGCTGGTCGTCGATCGTCTCGGCAACCGCCAGGCATATAGGGCACTGGAAGAATTCGTGGACGACGCTCACGGCCCGGCGTCCTTGCGGCGATGCCGAGCGATTTCGCGCTCGATGTGCACCTGCGCCTTCAAGAGATCGAGTAGCGCGCCGTTGCCCGGCTTGCGGCCGGCGCGCACGATGTATTTGACGATGGCGCCGCAGTTGTAGTTGAGCCCGAACGCCTCGATCACATCGCGGATGTCATGACCGTCGGCGATGTAGTAATCCGCCGTCGCTGCCCACGGCCGAGGTGCGAAATCGCCGGTAATGCTACCCGGCTTCGCAGGCGCCGCGACGTTTTCGGATTGCCAATTCGGGCAGAGCGAGTGCTCGCTGAAGCACCGGCAATCCGGGCCGATCAAGCAGCTCATTCGACCGCTCCGGGCTGAGCACGGGGAGCGAGGCTCGGGCGAGCGAGCTTCCCATTGCGCTGCGCTACAGCCCTTGTCGCTAGTACCGGGTCGATCCGGTCCAGCGCTGCGACATCGGCAAAGAGCGCTACACACCCATCGCAGATATGCGGGGCCAAGGCTCCCAGCCCCTGGAAGAGGAGGGATACCTCGCTCTTCCCCTGGGCACAGAAAGAGCAATGGAGGTTGAGGTTGGGGCGGGTGGTCATGCCGGATCATCCAGCCAGAAGGTGATCGGAGGGCCTTCATGCCGCCAATCCCAGAGATACCAGGCATAGGGGAAACGGGGGCTAGCCTTGTCGTCATCCGACCATTTGGGGCGGCGCGGGAGGATCAGCTTTGCCGCGTAGGGCCAGGCGAAGAGCGGGCGGTTGATGGCTGGCGCGTCGAATTCGTGGCGCTGCAGGATCGCGACCTTCCCTCTCCAAGGCTCAGTCACGATCAGCGCCTGCCGAACGAATTCACGCGCGAGATCGAATGGCGGATTGGTGACGACCGCCGGCATTCGTTGCGGCCGGCGCCGGTCGTGCACGAAGTCGATTATCTGTGTGTCCGGCCAGCCGTAATCATGGATATCCGAGGCGAAGACGCGATATCCGGCGCGCTCCAGTTCGGCTGCCATGCGGCCATCGCCAACCGCCGGCTCCCACACTTCAACTACCGTATCGGGCTGTGTGACCGCAGTACCCGGCAACTGAAGTCGAAACGACACTTCCGCCAGCAGCGCCCGCGTCACCCACGGTTCGGTAAAGTACGCATCCCTGGCATTGCGCACATACCCGGCTTCACCGTGACTCGCGCTCTTGCGTGCCGGGGCGACCGGACCGAGGAGATCGGCCTCATCCGGCCGCTCGGCGCTGCGCTTGAAGGTGGCGTTGCCGAGCGGGCTCATCGCCGCACCCAATTACTGGCGTCGCCCGGGCTGCGCTCGAACGATTTCACGACGCTCATTGCCGGTAATCCCGCATATGGCCTATCACGCGGCCCTCGCGCCAGATCGCGCCATCCGGCTCGACATGCGCATAGCTCGGCGGCGGCTTCAGCGCGGTGCCGTCGCGGTCAACCTGGTCGAGGTAGCACAGCGCGCCGCTTCCGTCGTCGTGCCTGACGTAGCGCACCGGGACGCCGTCGATGGTGAATTCGCCGATCACCTCGCCGAGCTTCACGCCACAGGGCTCAGCCATTGCCGCCCTCCAGCGCTCGCCGCTCTACCTCGCGACCGAGATCAGTAAGAACGAATCGATTGGAGCGCGGATCGTATATCGTCCAACCACGCTCGATGCTCCGGCGCAACCGAGCGCGCCGAGCTTTCGAGATTGGCCGCCGCGCAGGAGCCCGATCAAACGCCCGCATCTGCTCGCCGATCGACAGCACGGGAAAAGGGGCCTGCTCAGCCATTGCCGCCCGCCCGCGCCAGGGCCATGCGCTTCCTTGTTGCGGCGGCGCGTTTCGCCAGGAGCTGGCCGGCGACACGCGCCTTGCTGCCGAACTGGCGATGAACTGTAAGGCTGCCGGCGCTCATCGCCGCACCCTGCGGATCGGGATGATCTGAGCCTCGGGTTTGGGCTCAACCAGCTGCAGCCAGAACGGCAACCCCTTGTCGTTCAACCGGTCGATCAGCCGCTGGGCTTTTGATTCGGCGTCCTGTTGGGTCTCTCCGAGGACGATCAATTCCGGGCAGAGGTCATTATCCTTGAAGACCTGGCAGAGACACGCCGGGGATTGACCGAAGGAGGGGCCGAGGCGGTAGGGCTTCGTCATGCCGGCGCCCCCTTCGGTAGGGCGAGGGGTTTCAGCCCATCAGCGGCCCTCAGCTGGTTCGCTAGATCGTAGAGGCGCTGCAGCGAGCTCGGCTTGCCGTCGAGCACCACTTCGACTTTCTCAAGCCAAACCGTTCGGCCATCTTGCGCGTCGGAAGGCTGGCCCTCGCGAATGATCGCGCTTCGGCCTTTGCCGCGCAGAAACGCCGCGACCTGCTCCGGCGATTGCACCAGGCTCACGCCCTTCTCGGCGATGAATTTGGCAATCGCGTCTCCGTCGGGCCCGGCGGGCTTCGGTTTCAGCGGCGGGGCTGTTGGCCGCAACGGCACCGCGGCGCGCGGGACAACCGGTCTAGCCGGTTCCGGCGCAGCGAGCGGCTTGGCTGCGGCGGCGCGTTGCGGCGTCAGCGCTCCGCGCAGCCCCGCGACGAGGAGCGGGATCGCGCCGGAACCACCGAGCCCGAGCGGGCTTGTCGCCGCCCATCGCTCGGGGCCGAGTTTTTCGAGCGCCCGGCGCAGCTCTTCGGCGCTTCCGTTTTCGTTCAGGAACCGCGCCGCCGCCTCAAAGAACGCGCCGTGCAATACTCCCCGTTCGCGGCCCCAGCACGCCATCAGCACCGCGATGGCAGAACCGAGATTAGCCGCGCCCTGGGTTTTCAGCGCCCTGCGCAGCGACGGGATCGCCGCGGTTTTGCCTGGCGGCACCTGTTTGATCGCCATCGCGTAACCGAGCAATTCGAGACCGGCCGCATCGGCAAGGCGCTTGAGTTCTACCGCCTCCGGGCGCCCCGCGAGCAATTCCCCCTTGAATAGAGCTTGTGGGCTAAGCCCAAGGCGGTCGCGGTTCGCCGACGCGAAGATTTCAGCGGCCTGGTCAGTCGAGGTGACGCCGACGACGACCGCCGGCACCAGCGGCTGGCCGACCGCCCGCGCCGCGGCGACGCGGTGCTGGCCGTCGATAATTTCCCAACGGCCGCCCTCCTTCGCCATGACGATGACGACCTGAAACTTCGCCCAGCGAAAATTCGCGGCTATTCGGGCGATATGACGCTGCGAGGCAGGACGGTCGATCGTGCGCTGATACGCCTCATCGACGTCGAGCCGGTCGACCGGGAGCCACGCGAGCTCCGGACGCGGACCCGGACCGGGCGCGTCGGCAGCGTTCAGCACCGCGTCCACCACGGACCTTCAGCGGGTTCTTCGGCGAGTTCTTTATCACCCTCGGCGCTCAGCCAGTTGCCTTCCCTGCGGGTGACCGCGCGCGTCCCGGTGACCCGGTTGACGATCTCGACCTCGCCTTCGGGCCAATGCTCGTCCGCCCATCCTTGGGCGCCGAGGAGCGACTTGAAATGCTTGGGTCCATGGATGCCGCGCCTGGCGCTCCACGGCCGCTCCAGGCGCCTATCGTGCTGTTCCTTGCGGCTCAGCATCGCCTCAGCCACAGATAAAGCTTCTCAAGACAGCCCATCGCAAAGGCAAACCCGCAGCTAATACTGACGAGCGAGACCAGGAGGAAAAGATCGCTCACGGATGCGCCGCCTCGGCTTCGGTCTCGCGCTTGACGAGCAAAACCGAGAACCCTCCCCGGCCGAAAAGATAATTGAGCGCGCGCCGCCAGTTAAGGGAACGCAGTTCATCCGCTCCCGAGTAGGCGATGCCTTGATCCGCCAGAGCCGCGCGGATGACGTGAAGGACAACCGATTTGCCGGCACCTTCGGGCCCGCTTACCTCGACGGTTACTGGGTGCAGCTGGCGTGCGGCCGGCGGCGGGGCGCGATCTACGTCTGACCCCTCCCCGCCGGCCTTCTCCTCGCTCGGTGTATCCCAGGATGCGGCGACTAACTCAACCACGTCCCCGTATAGTTGGGTGGCAATGCCCAGCGCGTCCTCTGCGCGCGTCGGCGCCATCGGGCACGGTATCGGCTCGGGCAGCTGTGGCGCCGCGGATTCGCCGTTGCGCCAGCGCTCCAAGGCTTCGGCGCGCCGGTTGAACTCGGGCGCAGCCATATTGGCTTTGGCACGGAAGCGAGTCTTGAAGAAGGCCGTCATGCGACAGCCTCAAGATCGGCTGCCTCGATCCTCGGCGGGAGCGCCGGGAGGGCGAGCTCGACCCTGCCGTCATCGGCCTTCCATTGCCGGCGCATGCCGTGCGACAGCGGCCACAGGCTCTCGGCGGCGCCGGGAAACTCTTTGATATGCTCTTCGATATCTTCGAGGACATGATCGAAGACCCAGCCCCCGCAGTTGAGCACGAGCCATTCCGTCGCGACCGTGCAGTGCCGGCAGGTGAAATGCGTCAGCGGGTCACCGTCGTAGACCATGAAAATGCGGCGATACCGCTCACCCGGCTCGATCGCGCGACGACACTCGCTACAGCTGTAGGGCTTGCGCGCGATCGGGTTTACTTCGGACCTAACCGTTGGGCCGTCACCGTCATAGTCGCCGCCCATGCACATCACGCAGCCTCCGGGCTCTGGAAGAACCCGCGCGCGTGAAGAAAGGCGCGCCCGTCATCGTCGAGCGGCTCCAACGCGAGGCACTGGGCGACCCAGCTTTCGTCGCCGGCGAGCGCGCGCAGCGCGTCGTAGAGCTGTTCGCCCGTGGGGCGCTGGCGCTGGGTGGTGCGGTCCACGGTTTCCCCCTTCTCTTCAGCCCAATAACCGGGTGCCTCTTTGCGCCATCGCCTCGGGGGAGGAGGCGATTCGCCCGACTACGCCACCCAACTCCCGCGATTGCGGGGATCGTGCCGCTCCTCAAAGATCTCGTCCGGAGCATCGATGCCGCGCTCTTTCGCGAGCGCCTTAACCTTGCGCATGAGCCGTGGCGGCAGGCATCCTGCCCGGCGCCATTGGTAGACGGCGCCGACCGTCACTCCGGTCAATTCGGCGAACGGCTTGGTGCCGCCGAACGCGTCGATCAGTTCGTTGGTTTGCGCTATCAAGCCCATAGGCCGCTTTTCCTCCTCTCGATCGCATTTGTCAATTGCCTTTTAAGTGTGAGGTCACCTATTCTCATTTTGATGATGATCCCTCCCTCCCCACGGAAAGGCATCCCCCATGCCCCAGTTACTGCAAGGCGCACCGCTCCCCGGTATGCAGCTCGGTTCCCGCTTTGGCCGGCGCCAGGCCTTCGATTTGCGCCAGCGGGTGACGATCAGCGGCACTCTCGTCCATTCGACCGACAAGAGCTATCTCATAGCGGGAACCAAGGCGCGGGCCTTTGTGCCGCGCGGGTTGGTCAGCCACAGCAAGGAAAACGGCACCTTCACGATGCCGGCTTGGCTCGCCCGGCATCGGGGGTTTGTCTGATGCCCGGCTGGGTGAAGCTCGGCAATATCGCCGTGGTACGCCAGCCCTACCCGCTCCCCAAACGCCGGAAGCGCGAGAAGCTCGGCGTCCAGAAGGCGCCGCAGCGGATCTGGCCGAGGCATCGCCGGTGGGTGAAGAGCCATGAATGCTGCGTCGCCGGCTGCCGGGCCCTCGAGGTTGATTTCGCGCATATCAGGACGGCAGCGACAGCCGGGATGGCGCTCAAGAGCCACGACAGTTTCGGCGTACCCCTCTGCCGGTTGCATCATGACGAGCAGCACCGCTGCGGTCAGGGGACGTTCGAGGACCGCCACGGGATAGACCTCGACCAGATCGCGGCCGAACTGGTCCGCACCTCACCCGACCACAAGATGCGCCTGATGCTGATGCTGGAGGCGAGCGCAGCCTCGGAGACGATTGCGAACCCGGTTGTGGGGAAAGGCTTCATCTGATGAAGACCGCCCTGAGTGCGATTTTGCTGATCGGGATGACCGCGGGCGCCTGGATCCACGCCTTCTTCCAGGCGCCGCCTCCGCCGCAGAGGTTTCCCGAGTTGGAGTTCTTCAAGGCGGGCGAGATCGTGCCGGTCTACATCGCCGCGGCCTCTGGCGCAGTCCTGCGGTTCACCACCGACACCGTGGGGTGGCACGACAGGGATATGTGGGAGGTCAGGCCGGTCAAGGCGCGCAATGACGATATCGGCGACGGCGACTATACCATCGCCGGCCTCTTTCGCGCCGAACGCCTCAGCGACGCCGATTGGGTGATCGAGGATGGGCGCATGAATATGTTTGTCGGCTGCCCCGCCGACATGCGCCAGCGCGCCGATAAAGACGATCACTGCGATGACCGCGCCTCAGCCTTTCACGATCTCGTTCCGCATCACCGCTGGTGGATGCACGGAGAGGGCGGCGAGTGATGGACCATTTTTGGCTCGAGCTTGAGAAAGGTTTCATCTGATGAAGACCGTTCTCATCATCGGCAGCCTCGCCATCGCCAGTTGGCTTCTGGTCGGCGCGATCTTCTTTGTCGTCTTCACCCTCGCCAGTGCGATTTTTGGAGGAGCGGCATGACCAAGATCACCGAGAAGGAGTGGAACGTCGACGGTGATGACCGACCGGGCATGGCGTGGAACCGGCACATCGTCCTCGCCGAAAACGCCGACATGCGCATCTGCTTCATGGCGCACGGCAGCGGCGTCAGCGATGACGAATTTGCCGAAGCGGCCCTGCTGATCGCTGGCGCACCGGCTCTCTTGCGTGCCGCACTGTTGCTCGAAGCGGCCGAGGAGGTACACGCCAATTGTCCGGAATGCGACGGTGAAGGCGTACCGGAACTTTGTCCCGCGTGTTTCCCGCTTTTTGACGATGCCCGGATTGCCCGGCGCGCGGCGCTGGAGAAAGCCGCCAATGGCGCGGTGATCGGATGAACGACAACACCCCAGCCGATCCCCTCATCGAAACCCGCATCAAGGGCGGGCTCCAGCATGGCGGTTTTGGCGTCGACTACCTGGACGGCGCCAATCTGGTAGAGCTGCACGGCGCCTACAGTATCGCTGAACTGGAAGCCGTTGCCCGGTATATGCGCGAGAAGGGAGCCCGACCCGATGGCGAATAGCGAACTCATCTCGCCGCCTGATCGGATTTCCGCCGGGTACGAGGATCGCCCCGGGCGCTTGCCGCAGACGATCGTCGCGGAGGTGTCAAAGAACTGGCCGGGCGACCCCGAGGACTTGCTGTCGATGCGCTTCGAGGAGGTGATCGAGGTCAATCGGGAGCGCGGATACCAGCTCCAGTCATGGCACCTCAGCCGCGTCTACGTCGAAGAGGCCCTCAACGAGACGATCATCGCCGTCTTCGTGTGGGAAAAGGTAGCTGAGCCCGATGGCGAATAGCGCTTTCGACCCGTGCACCGAATGCGGCGCAAAATGGTATGGACCTCACGCGCCGAGATGCTCGATCGCGGCCGAGAAGTTTCTTAAGACCTTAGCCCAAGATGGCCGGGCAGTGGCGGCCGATAATCCGCGCTGCCCAAGCTGCGGTGCCGTCGAGGAGCGTTGGACCGAGACGGTGCCGCGCCATTCGGGCGATGGCGATAGCTGGTCGATCTCGTGCGGCGATTGCGGGCGCGACTACGAGGTCGAATTCCTTGTCAGCTACAGCTTTCGCGTGCGCGCGACCAAGCCAGAGCCCATCCCAGCGCCGGGGGTATCCGGCGCACATGACCAACCCCCAGGGGAGACAAAGCCATGACGAGAGACGAACTAGCAAAGCAACTGGCGGACGCGGGCCTTCTGCCATTGTCGCGCGCCGATACAATCATTCGCGCGATCGAGCACCGGATTTCCGAGGCATTGGCGCGGGGCGAGAGCGTCGAATTCTACGGGTTCGGCCGCTTTTCGGCGGTGACGACCTTGCCGCGCACGGGAACCAATCCGCGCTCTGGCGAACCGATCCAAATCGGCCAGAAGAAGCGCGTCACCTTTAAGCCCGGCTCGGTCTTGAAGCGCGCGGTCGACCCAACACGCCAAGCCGCCTGAACCCCGCACGGCAGGAGGCTTGATCGTGGCCGGCCGCACTTTTGCCCTTGACGGGTAGCGGGCCGGCCGATGGCCGGCCTGAGTGCGATCCCTGAAACAGCGCGGAATTCCTAGCTTCTGCGCTAGTTAGGAGGTTAAATGGTTTCCGACTTTGTTTTGGTATCGTCGGCCGTGTTGGCACTGGCACCTGAAAACCCGATGACCGCGCTCGCAAGCGCGTGGGCATCGCGCCATTACGGGATAGACGTTCCTTCCGTTGCAAGCTGGAGCCGCGTGCTGCAATTCTGGTTTCTGGTAATTGCAACTGGCTTCATCGAAAAACTACTTTAACCCGGCCGGCGCCCGGCCGGCCGTTCACCGGAGGAAGGACATGACCAGGCTACCGCTCGCGCTTTTGTTCGTCTTTGCGCTTGGCGCGGGAGCGCAGGCCCAGCAATGCAAGCTCGGGCCGATACCGGATCAGAGTGCGGGATGTACGCCGGGGCTCGCGGCCTCAACCAATGAGGCGGATGTCTGCTCGCATGCCGGGGGAACCTACAGCCAGCGCCATCGACTGACGCAGAACCCCGAGACGAAGCTCGAGGTCATGACCCGCTACGGGGTGCCCTTTGCGCAAGCCGGGAAGTTCGAGGACGACCACGACCTGCCGCTTTGCCTCGGAGGGTCCGATTCGGTCGCGAACCGCTGGCCGCAATCGCGCACGGGAGATTGGACCGCGGCGGAAAAAGACCAGCTCGAAGCCTTTGCCTGCCGCGAGGTCTGCGCCGGTCATGTGCCGCTGGCAACCGCGCAGGGCTGGTTTCTTGCCCCCGCCGATTGGCGCCAGGCATACCGTGCTATGGCAGCGGGGACGCTGGTACCCTGATCTCGTGATTGAGCGGTCCGCGCTCGCTGCCTTCCGGCACGAACGGGCCGAGCGAAGGCGCGCAGCCGCACAGCCCCAACAGCAAGAACGCCAAGAAGAAGGCGAGCGCCCGCATTTTACCCCAGCGCTCGCGCGCCCTTCTGGTAGAGCGCGATCGAGTGCCATTCGGCGTCGGGACTGATCTTCGAGAGGATCGTCGGCGGCGCGTTCGGATCGGGCGCCTCGTTGATCGCGGTGAAGGGCACGAGGTCGCGCCATTCGAGCCAGGGCGCGAACGGTTCGGGCACCTCCGGCACCGGGTCCGGACCGTTGCGCAGGCTCGTCACCGGGACGCCCGAGGATTTGACCAGCGTCACCAAGTGGATCATGCCGGGTTTGGGGCAGCCGCAGAGGGCCACTTGAGCGACGGGCAGATCATCGAGGATCGCCATCGCCGCAAGCTCCGCGGCGTGCGCGCCGCCGAGGCTGTGTCCGCTATAGGCCAATTTTGCCAAGGGGCGCAGCGCCTGGCAGATGGCCTCGTGCGCGGGGACGAGGCCGATTCCGAAGCCGTAGGGGACGAGACCGAGCGAGGGATAGCCGGGAACCGCGCGCGAGCCCTCCGATATCCCGTCGATCCACCAATCCCTCAGATCGTCCGACCCGCGACAGTCGACGATATCGAAATCGCCCACCTGGCGGATCGCCCAGGCGATGCCGGCGGTTTGCTGCTGGACCGCGAAATGCCCCACGGGCGGTGCGTAATGCGCCGCCATCGTGTCGACCAGCTCAGGGAGCGGGATCACTTGATTTTCGACCAGGGGTCGGAGCCATCGGCGCTCCACGTCTGTCCGTTGTGCTGAGTCGCGCCGCGTTCACAGTGCGCGCCTTGCGAGGCGTACCAGCCGTTACCCCCGAGGCTCCAGGGTTGAGCGGCTTGATCTATCTCACGAACGCGATCCCAGCATTCGGCCAGCGAAGGAAATTGCTCGTAGTGAGAGCTTTCCCCGCAGCCGAAGCCGCAAACCCATGCGACCAAAACGAATGTTTTGATCACGGCGCCCTCGCGTGCTTGATGCCGCGGGCGTTGAAGCCGTGCAGCGCCTTGGCGAGCCCGACAACGGCGCCGAAGACCGCCGCGCAGAAGATCGCGCCGATGACGACGAAGGTCAGCAGCCATCGCGCCGCATCGGCGAGGAGCGGGATCATCAGCCGCGATCGGCGCGTGCTGAGGGGCTGCTGTGGGTGTTCTCGGCTCCGACCAGGGCGAGCGGTGCCACTGCGGGTGCGATCCCCTGCAGGCCGCCGAGCGCTGTGCCGATGATCAGCGCCGGGTTCGATGCGGCCGTGATCGACGAATTGACCGTACGCGCTTTGATGAAGCACTGCGATCCAAGGACATCGACGACGTTGTTGAACTGATCGGAGTCCGGGATCATCACCGACATGACTTCGGCGGCGGGAATGCCCCCGAGTTGCTGGCCCTGAAGGACCGCTTGGGTCTTCTGCAGCTCTTGCACGACCGTGATGCCGCCGCCGGCGCATTGCGCGCCGCCCGTATCCGGCGGGGTGAACGAGAGCGCGACGTTCTGCGTCAAGGTGAGCTGCTGCACTCCGGTGTTGAGCAGCTGGTCGACGTAGTTCTCGATCGCGAGGCTGTCCGCCTGGCTGAGGGTCAGCGGCGGCGACGGCAGGGTTGTGGGCGTCGTGCCCGGCCCGGTCGGTGCGCACGCGGCCATGAGGAGAAGCGCCGCGACCGCAAGGATGCGTTTCATGGGTTCAGTCCTTTCGGTTTAGCGGCTCGAAAAAGCCGCAAGATGTTGTTGAGCTTCGGCGATCGACTTGCCGTAATCGGCATCAGCCGCAGCGCGAGCCGCCTCGAGGCGGGTAACCTGATCGCGCCAGCGAGAGGCTTCGCAATTAGTCATCGCGGCGGGTGTCGGCTCACCGCCGCACGCGCCATTCATAACGTAGCTGTAATCTGTTCTTCCGCCGCCACAGCCCGAAAGCGCCAGCAAGAATCCCATTGCGAGAATGCGTTTCATGACCGATCCTTTCGGGTTGAGGTGCGTCAGGCAAACGGTGGATCATCGATGTTCAGGGTTTGGTGACGGGCGCGCTTGTCGCGAGCGCGGCGGAAGAGGCGGCGATCGTGTCGTCTTTCTTCGCGCTGCCCATCGAAGATCCGAAGAAAAAGCCCATGGCGCCGGCGGCGAGGTTCAGGAGGCCGGTCGCCAGCACGGGCTTCAATGTCGCGTCTCCGGTAAGAAAGGCGACTCCGGTCACGAAATCGAGCGAGAGCACGAGGACCAGACCGAGCCCCGGCAGCACCCACCACGGCATCCCCTGTCGCAGGTTGTCGTTGGCGGGGGCCGCTGCCGGCGGCTGGGTCTGCGGCACAGCCGGGCGCGGC